TGAGGTACATAGGAGAAGAAGCAAATGAGCTTAGTGCTAAATGTAGAGATACTGGGAGAGTACAAAAATCTCGCCAAGGCTACTAAAGGCGCTAATGACAGCTTCGCAGACCTAGGCAAAAAGTTTAAGAAAATCGGTGGAAACATTGGCAAAGTTGTAGGAGCAATCGGTATTGGGCTAGGAGTCCTCGCAGTAACTGAAATAAAAAAATCTATAGATGCTGCTAGCGATCTTGCAGAAGCTACTAATGCAGTAGAGGTTACTTTCAAAGACGCGGCAGACGAGATAATTGCGCTAGGTGAGAATGCAGCTAGGGGGCTAGGACTTTCAAAGACAGAGCTATTTGGGATAGCCACTCAGTTTTCAGGATTCGCAGAAACGATAGCCGGAGACGGCGGCGATGTAGTAAAAATAGTAGACGATCTTTCTCAGCGTGGAGCAGACTTTGCCTCAGTTTATAACCTAGACGTAGCAGATGCATTAGCAAAGTTTCAGTCGGGATTAGCAGGTCAATCAGAGCCGCTAAGAAATTACGCCATTGACTTAAGCGCTACTGCAGTAGAAGCACACGCCTTAGAAAAGAACATCACAGACGGCACAACTGAAATGACCGAGTCAGAGAAGGTCACAGCGCGTTACAGCTTGCTAATGGAAGAGACTTCAGGAGTAACCGGAGACTTTGCAAACACTTCAGACGGGCTAGCTAATCAGCAGCGAATACTAAAAAAAGAACTAGAGAATACTCGCGCAGAAATAGGCGAGAAGTTCATGCCTATAATGCAAGACTTTCAAGGGTTTATTCTCGAGACAGTTATCCCGGCAGTGCAAGACTTCTGGGCTTCTATTATCGACCCGGCAGGCGAAGCGCAAACTCAAATGAGAGCCATCGGCGATGCAATAGATGTATTCGCCTCCACCTTCGGCATAGCTTCTGGCAAAGTAACTAGCGATCAAATGTTTAAGTGGATAGGTGACAGCATAATAAGCACTATTAGGGCGCTTACCCACTTAAGTGTTTTTACTACAGAAATCTTTGCAGGCTTAGAAATGGCATTTCGTACTGAATCGGGCGTGAACAATTTTAGGACAAACGTAGACGGTCTAAAAAGAATTGCAGGAGCTATGGCTAAAGCCAACGCTGCGGCAGGTGCTATAAAGTTTGCGCCGGACATGCAAGCAGGCGGCGGAGAGTTTTCTAGGCAGGGAAGCATCTCTAAGGGTCGCGGCAGGTTCGATCAGTTTGGGAACGCAATTACTATCAACATAAACCGGGCTAACGTAGACGGGCAGCAGCTCATTAGAGAAATTAACGACACTCTAAGAACTCAGGGCAGCAGAAACCTACTCCGATGACTACCATAAATAAATTTGACATAGCTAACGACCTTAGGGTTGAGTTTTTTCTTCCAGATAGCTCAGAGAATGCTTTTATTATTGGCATTAGCACACTAGGAAGCTCGCGAGTTCTGTCAGGCGGCAACACTTTTATTATTGATCAGAGCTTGCTAGGCGGAGAAAACGTTCTAGACGGTGGCGGCACTAACAGCTTTACTTGGCAGAATCTTTCTTGCACAGTTGCTAGGGCAAACCTAGAAAACGGCGGACAGATACAAGATCAGCTCTATTTTCAGCCACAACCTGCCGGAGCGCGCCTTACCCTGCAAACCTACGACTACGACCCCTCGCAAAACACTTCATTTCGTCCAGGCGTTCCAGTAAGAATCAAGCTAGTAAAAGATGAAGTAGATAAAATTATCTGGAGCGGCATAGTTGATAGTATTAGCGGCACTTACACGATAGACGGTAAGAATCTTCTGCAAGTTATTGCTTTTGATTCTATGAAGCAGCTTCTCAATACTCGTATAGCTAGTTTTGATAGCTCAAACCCCGATGGCTACGTCTCTCCACTAGAGCAACTAGAGATAATTGCTAACGAATTTGGCAGCAGCATAAGCGACCTAAGCAAAGTGGCAGCAGGTCGCATTCCCTCAGAAACCCTTACACAGGTCATACCTTCTAATCTGATTCTAGAAGCTATACAAGTAGGACTAGGGCTGTTTTGGATAGACGCTGAAACTCAGGAGTTTGTATTCGTACCGCGCCCAGACCCGGAGACACTTCCAGACTTTCCAGTAGGCGCAAACTACTTCAAGATAGACGAATCACTACTAGGCGGAATAGATGTTTTAGGGTCAGGTCAGGAAACGATTTACACAATAGGGAATAATCACGACACTCTAAATCACTTATGTATGACCAACATAAGCACACTCGCTAGCAGCGACGAAGTCTTTAACTCGCTAAGGGTAGAGCTTGCTTCTGACCCGGACACGTTTGTCTTGCAGGAAAATTTAGATTCGATTTCACTTTATGGAACTTACGCAAAAGACGTAAGTCTAAACACGACAAGTGTTCAAGAACTAGACCGATGGGCTAGCTCGGTGTTCAACCAATCGCCTACTGACTTAGTTCAAAACATAGAAACGCTAACACTAGACAGACAAGGCAATTTGACTGAAGCGGCTTTTCTGCTTCCAGGCACACTAATAGGCGTGGACTTCACTCAGGACACGTTAGAAATTTTAGATTATTACACTATGGTAAAAGTGAGTCACTTCATCGACTCAGACACTTGGCTAACTACACTAGACCTATGGAAAGAAGCATAAAATGAGTTATAAAGTATTCGCTAACGGCAACACGCTGCCAGCCTCAGACATAAACAATAACCTTATGCAGCAGGTCATCGCGGTCTTTGCAAGTAGCGGCGCGAGAGATGCGGCGATCACTAGCCCGGTAAATGGTCAGTTTGCTTACCTAACAGGCACAAGCTTGCTAACCAAATACGATGGTTCGGCTTGGGGTAACGCGATAGTATTCCCAGACCCTACACCTACAGTTAGCGAGCAGGGGACTTCCAGGGCGATAGTTGCAGGAGATGCGAATAGCTATGTGTATGCAACCGCTGCGATCACGATTACAGTAGATGACGAACTAGCTATTGGCGAAACTATAAACTTCATTCAAAACGCCGCAGGCGCTATCACTTTCTCAGCAGGCGCAGGGGTTACGCTTAACTCCAAAGATGATGCGCGAGACACAAGCGGACAGTTTGCAGGAGCAAGCATTACAAAGAAAGCGACCAACAGCTATTACCTAGTCGGCGATCTCGCATGAGTCTAATTCCACTAGGTTTTTTAGCCGCAGCAGGTCGCGGAGCTCCACTGACCGTTAACTACCTAGTTATCGCGGGTGGTGGTGGTGGTTCAACTAATGGCGGTGGCGGCGGTGGTGCAGGCGGATACAGAACTAGCGTAGGAACTTCTGGCGGTGGCGATAGTGCCGAGTCAGAGTTCTTTTTTGAGGTTTCTACTAATTACACAGTTACCATCGGTGGCGGCGGCGCGCAGGGTAACCAAGGTGGCCAAGGTTCAGACTCAATCTTTGCGACAAAAACCTCAGCTGGCGGCGGGGCTGGCAGTCATAACGACGGACCCTCTGACGGCGGCTCTGGCGGTGGATGCGCGGAAATTTCTGACACCCAAAGTTCGGGAACTTCGGGCCAAGGTTTTGGTGGTGGTATCGTAATAGATGATTTCCCCATTGCTGGCGGTGGTGGTGGTGCTAGTGAGGTTGGATATAATGGGACCTCAGCTGGCGGCGCCGGCGACGGCGGCGACGGCGTTTCTTCAACTATTACTGGAGCCTCAGTGACTCGCGGCGGTGGCGGAGGCGGAGGAAATCACGAGAACTCAAACGGCAACGGACAAGGTGGAGCTGGTGGCGGTGGAGATGCCGCTCCGTATAACTCAACCTCTACTGGCGACGCAGGCAGTGCCAGCACTGGTGGCGGTGGCGGTGGCGGTGGCGGAAAATCCCGCTCTCTAAGCTCTGACGGCGGTGCTGGCGGCTCAGGCATTGTAATCCTCAAATACCGGGAAGAATACACCGCAACATTCTCAGGTGGAGTTACATCCTCTACAGCTACGGCTGGTGGTTACAAGGTCTCCACAATTACCGCAACCAGCACAACTTCCGAAACAGTATCGTTCGCCTAGAAAGGAACACAATGTCACATTTTGCAAAATTAGATGAAAATAACATTGTTACATTTGTCACCGTTGGGCGGCAGGAAGATGATGGGCTTGAGGCTGAGCTGTCTGAGCGCACTGGCGATGTTTACAAGCAGACTTCTTACAACACTTCTGGCGGTGTTCATTCGCTGGGTGGCACGCCATTCAGAAAGAACTACGCTGGCATAGGATTCAGCTACGACGCAGAGCGTGACGCCTTTATCTCACCTAAGCCTTACTCTTCTTGGTTGCTGGTTGAAGAAACCGCGCAGTGGAAAGCACCTGTACCGTATCCGGATGACGGGCTAATGTATTCGTGGAATGAAGAAGCAACTAGCTGGCAATTAGACAATAATGTCTGAGCAAATACCGAGAAGCAGCACACAGCAGCAGTTACTACTAAAGCTAGTAGGTGACATGGCAGACGTAAAAGCCGGGTTCAAGATGCTTCAAGATCACGAGGACAGAATTAGAGAGCTAGAAAAGGCTCGCTGGCAAACAGCCTGGGTTACTGCTTTCGCTTCTGCTGCCCTAACTGCTCTAGCTGTGACGGTTGTTTCTCAGGTTGCTCTATGAGATACCCACTTCCTAAATCAAGCATTACAGCACTCTATGGCGCTACAGAGAACAGGAGTACCCCACATAGGGGACTAGACTTTGGCGCAGCGACAGGCGCTTGGATCACAGCACCGGAAACAGGCACAATAGTAGTAAACACTTGGAGCGATGTTCTAGGAAATTGCCTAGTTTTGCGTTTCTGGCATGAGGGCAAACAGATGCCTATGTATCTAGGCTTTGCTCACTTGAAGGTAAAGAGCAAGCACAAGGTAGGTACTAAAATCTGGGAAGGCAATAAGTGGTTCGCGGCAGTTGGCAACACTGGGAGTGCCTCACGCGGCAGCCATCTTCATCTCACCTATGGAGACACTGCTAAGCACATCTTCTACGGTAAAACATTCGACCCACTAGCCCTATTGGAAAGGTACGCAAAATGAGATTCAACCCCGAGATTAGAAAAGCAATCTACGCAGCAGTAGCCGGATTAGTGCCGCTTCTAGTAATTGCCGGGATAGTCACAGGCGAGCAATCGCAG